TTTTATAGACAACCGGTAGATTTCATGAATCCTATTTGTTTTCTATTAATATTGTGACTCTTTAATTTCTTCGGATAATCGAAATATTGCTCCTGATTATTTTTTTCAATATGGATTGAATATGGAATAGTTTTCACTATCTTTGCAGTGTAACCAGGAGCTTGATGGCAATAAATATTGTCATCGGGCTCTTTTTTTATTGTCATATCGTGGCAATGGATTTAAGTAATTCTGCAACAATGACGCAAGTAAATAGACATATCTTTGGAACAATATATTTTATAATCAAGACAAAGTAATGAAAGACGTAATTTACAATTTTATCAACGAGCACATGATGATACACATTGTACTGATAGCCTTGTGTATCGCAGCCACTATCGGCGCAATGTTCGTGGATCTGGTCTCAGGAATAATGAAGGCCAAACAACGCGGGGAGGCAAGAACATCCACGGGGTATAAGAAAACAGCCATCAAGGCGAAGAAGTATTTCACTCCATTTATAGAGTTGTGCTTCATTGATCTGCTATGCTGTGTTGTTATCCCCTTCCCTGTTTTTTCAATGATCTGGACGGGTTACTGCATTTTCTGTGAGTTTAAATCAGTTCGTGAAAAAGCGTGGGAGAAAGAAGAGTTGCGCAAGGCCGAGAAGACAATGAGTGTGATCATCGAGAACAAGGATGATATCGCTAGGATGGTGGCTCAGATACTGTTTGATGAGGAACAGGGGGCAATCGGTAGGAATAATGAAAAACCGGCCTCGCCAGACCGGTAAACTCAGTTCTATTACATGAAAAACACGCTATGTTTTTGTGCAAATATAGCTATATTCTTTTTATGAAAAAACAAAAAGGAGGAAAAGAAATGAAGTTTTTTACGATTGCGGAACTCTGCAAGTCAACGACTGCTGACCGCTTGGGTATCAACAACAAATGCAGACAGGAGCATGTGACTGCTCTGACTGCCTTGGTGGATAACGTACTGGACCCGTTACGCACATGGTGGGGAAAGCCAATAACAGTAAACAGTGGCTATCGCTGTCCGGAGCTTAATGCGGCCGTTAGGGGAAGTAAGACCTCGCAGCACATGAAGGGGGAAGCTGCTGATATTGACACTGGAGACAGACAGCAAAACAAGCTGTTATTTGAATATATCCGCAAGAACCTGCCCTATGATCAATTGATTGACGAGTCTAACTTCGCTTGGGTGCACGTCAGTTATCGGGCTGACGGGGATAACAGGATGCAAGTTCTTAAGTTGTAGACTATGTTGGTTAGAGTTATGAACTGGGTAAGCCGGCATATATTGCTGGCTCCTTTCATGTGTTTGTTCCTGTTGTTCGGATCATGTGGCAGCTCGCATAAGGCTGTCAAGTCCGATGTAGAAGTAATCAGGAAGGATAGTACCAGTGAATCTGTCAACATCGTATACGGATCAAGTACGTCTTTGAGCGAACTCATTACCACTAATGGCAACTACGTGATTAATTTTCGGATTTATGATACAAGAAAACCGCCCGACAGCCTGACCGGGAAACCTCCGTTACTGGCTGATGGTCACGTAGAAGGTGATTTCAGCAAGAATAGAAAGAAGGAAACTGCAACCAATGACAGTACGGAGGTAAAAGCTGACAAGGAAACCACTTCCGATATTCATGAGAAAACCAAGACTGAAGGGGTAAAAGAGAAAAAAGAATCCACGCTCCCTAAACAAATCGGTTTTGCCTGTGTTTGTGTAACCGTTTTGATTGTCGTTATACTGATAGTAAAGCATTGGCGCAACAGACAATCTTCATCATAAGACTTTAAATTTATAAATTGAAATGCCTCGGCTCGTGATGAGTCGGGGCTAT